AATCGGAGAGCCCACTACCGAGCAACCCGACTACGACGCCAATTACAAGCGGAGCCACAACCGGCAGCCAATGTTGATCACAGACGAGATAACGACTCAGTAACTACGGCACGTCGCGGTGCTCGACCGATAGGATTGTGCCTGGAGCTAGAAGCTCGGGATTTCCCCCACCCAATGCTCGCTCTACACGGGGGGCCGCGTCTGAACCGTGCGCAGTCGCGGCCCTCTCGTATGATCATCATGTGACCAACTGGGCTGAAGAGTTGCTAGCTGATCAAGAAAACCGCCGCTCTCGGACTCGGCCGGAACGGTTCGCACGCGGCGATATCACCACAGATGATCTTGATGATGAAGAGCTAGCTCGGCAACAGGTACGCGAGGATGACGGCAGCTTCGCCCGCGTCCGGCCAGCGTTGCATGTAAACAAAATCGCAGAGATGCAGCGCGCGTTGCTGGCTCGCGGCAATGATGTGTTCGCGGCGTCGTTCATCGAGGCAACTCAGACGATGCGCGAGATTTGCTCCGACCCGAACAATCCGCCGCAAGTCCGGCTGCAAGCTGCAAAGATGATCATCGACAAGGTCGCTCCGACTGCAACCGTGATCGAGATCAAGCCTCATGATCCTGTTATGGCGTTCTTCGAGGGAATCAACGAACCAGGCGCAACCGAGCTGATCACCGGTACAGTTGTGCCCGATCCTGATCCACTAGAGATCACCTCAGGAGATGATCATTAATGGCTGGCGAGTTCATCAAAGATCCCCCGCTGAGTGCAGACCGCGAAGCTAAGAAGTTCTTGCGCAAGAATGCAGGCACACGCGGAGTTGGCACGTCCAAGGGAAAGCAAGTCACCAAGTCCAATGGCTCTGTAGCCCGGGGTGGTAAGAAGATCACCTCTGGTGCTGCGAATGTCCGTGGCGGGACTTTCTAGCGGGCTGCTGCCTCCCCGGGTAGCCACCGAGGAATACTGCTACTCCAAGATCAATTGGCACCCGCATGAGGGCCAGCAACGGGTGATCGAGGCGCGTCAGCGCAATAAGGTGCTGGCCGCTGGCCGACGCTTCGGCAAGTCCGAGATCGGCGGCAACAAACTAGTCCACGAAGCGATGAACACCCGCATCGCAATACCGATCCTAGATGATCTTGGAAAGCGCCGCGAGTTCTGGATTGTCGGCCCGACCTACACCGATTCGGAGAAGGAATTTCGGGTCCTCTACAACGCGCTGACCAAGATCGGAATCGGGGAGTACTTCGACCGGCCGGGCACCTATAACGACCCGATCGGCGGCAACATGCATCTGAGCCTCTGGGATGGGAAGTTCCAGGTCCACGCCAAGAGCGCTCAGCACCCCGAGAGCCTGGTTGGTGAGGGTCTGGCCGGGGTGATCCTTGCTGAGGCTGCCAAGCTCAAGGAAATCGTCTACAGCAGGTACATACGCGCCACGCTGGCGGACTTTCACGGGTGGTGCCTGATGACCAGTACCCCCGAGGGCAAAAATTGGTTCTATGACCTCTGGAAGCGCGGCCTAGACCCCAAGTACACCGATTGGTGGAGCCTCCGCGCCCCGTCCTGGCTCAACCCCTATGTCTACCCCGGGGGCGCGAGTTTCGAGCTGGTCGAGCAGTACCGGGACCGATTTCTCAGCGGCGAACCACGTGAGGACAGCCTCAAGATCGATCCCGAAATTGCGGCACTCATCGAAGACCTGACAGACGAGGCTTTTGATCAAGAGATCGGGGCTGATTTCACCACGTTCGTTGGTCGGGTCTTCAAAGAGTTCGATGAAGAAGTTCATGTCACTGATCTTGAGTATGTTCCTGGTTGGCCGACGTATGCCGCTGTCGATTATGGTTTCACGAATCCGAACGTCTGGCTGCTGATTCAGGAAGATCCACACACCGAAATCGTCAACGTGCTCGGGGAGGTCTACCGAGAAGGGCTCGCACCGGATGAGTTCGCCGAGGAGATCTTGCGGCGCAACCTCTGCCCGCGTGACACCATCGCGTTTTACCCGGACCCCGCAAGCCCGGGCGACACCGCGATCTTGGAAAAGAAGCTCAGGATCAAACATCGCAGCGACGGCGCGGCAGAGGTCAAGTTCCGAATTGATGCCATTCGCAAGTGGATGAAGTGGAAGCTGTTGGGCCGATCTCATGATCATCCGGAGAATCGGCCCAAGTTGATGTTCGATCGATCATGTTCCAGAACGATCTTGGACATGTTGAATTATCGCTACGCTCAGAAGCGCAGTGAAGTGGCTGGTACTCCGGAGAATCCAATGAAGAAAGATGATCATGGACCCGAGGCGCTCGGTCGTTATTTCGCCGGTAGACACGGGACTCCGGATAAGGTAGCCCGCAGGGCGCGTCAAAGAAGGGCCTCCGTCAGTGGTTGATCTTTCCCCCTATTCGACAGCACTCCCTTTGTTGGGTGTGCTTCCGACATGGCTCACTCCAACAGACGCACAACGCATTGAGGCGTACGCGCTGTATGAAGCCATGTACCGCAACGTGCCGGACGCTTACAAGATCATTCAGCGTGGTGATGAATCAAATCCGATCTTGGTTCCGAGTGCGAAAACGATCATCGAAGCATGTAACCGATTCCTCGCGAAGGACTGGACATTCGTAGCTGATCCACGGCTTGGAACGGACAGTGAGCGCGCGTTGCTCGCGCAAGTGCTCACGCCGTTGTTCCGACGCGAGCGAGTCTGGTCGAAGTTCGCATCTCAGAAGCGCTACGGGCTGATCAGGGGTGATACCTGCTGGCACATCATCGCTAATCCTGATCTTCCTCAGGGCAAGCGAATTTCGATCATGGAGCTGGACCCGGCTGCATACTTCCCGATCTATGACGACGCGGACGACAGCAAGCGCATTGGCTGCCACATTGTGGAGATCCGAGTCAACGACAAGAACGAATCCTTGATCAAGAGACAGACCTACCGCAAGGACGCGGTCAGTGGAGTGATCACTCACGAGGTCACATGGTGGGAGCTAGGCGCGTGGGATGATCGAAATCTTGACCCGAAGGATCTCAAGAAAGCCAAGAACCCACCGGCACCCCCGGTCCCTGTCCATCCACTGCCGCCAGCGATCACAGCGTTGCCGGTCTACCACATCAAGAACGACCCAGCCCCTAGCGATCACTTCGGAGTTTCTGAGCTAGCGGGGCTCGAACGCATAGCTGCTGCTGTATCCCAAGTGATCAGTGACGAGGAGATCGAGCTAGCCCTCTCGGGGCTGGGTTTGTACGTCACCACGAGCGGTCCGCCAGTGGATGAAGCAGGCAACGAAATTAACTGGAAGATCGGTCCCGGCTACGTTGCCGAGATCGACCCGGAGGCCGACTGGAAACGGGTCAATGGGGTGCTCTCGGTCGAGCCCAATCTTGATCATGCTCGGTACCTGGAAGCCAAGATGAAGGAAGCATCAGGCACGCCAGATATTGCGATCGGCGACATAACGGACGTGCGTCTGGCCGAGTCGGGGATCGCACTTGCGTTCAAAATGGCCCCGTTGCTCGCAAAATGTTCTGAGAAAGAGCAAGAGATGCTCAGCATTTATGACCAGATGCTGTACGACATCTCGCGCGGCTGGCTGCCAGCTTACGAATCGATAAACTTCGGCGAGTCGGCCACGGCGGTCTCCATTGTCAGCGATCCTATGCCAGTCAATCGAGAAGCTTTCCTCAAAGAGGTTGGTCTCTTGATCGACAAGGGAATCATCAGCGTCGAATACGCTCGCGTGCTGGTCAGCGAGAAGCTCGGGCTGGAGTTCCCTGCAGAGATGGGGGAGCAGGTTGTACTTGAGCAGGCCGCACTAGCTGCAGCTCGCAACACGGACCCCTTTGAGGCCCGGATCGCGAGGGAGCTAGAGAATGTCGAAGCGGCGTAAAGACAAAAAGCGCAAGCAACGTATCCCTGAAGATCATGTTGATGGGCTGTTGATCTTCATGTCCAGGCTCATGATCGCGATGGGTCTGCCGTCGTATCGAATTCAGATCATGAAAAAGCCCGCTGACAAGGGCTCGATCGCTGAAGTGATCTACACCGATGATCGCTACGTTGCACAGGTCTATCTAGCGAAAGACTGGATGGACCGGACAGAGGACGAACGCCGCGACACGATCGTGCACGAAATACTCCATCTCTGGCACCGTCCGCTCTCTGATTGGTTCCGGGATGATGTTCATGAGACCGCCAACGTGCATGAGTTTGTCAGGCTAGAGCGGCAGTTCCGAGCAATCACCGAGCTGATGGTTGATCAAATGGCGTTGATCTTGGCTGATACCCACCGCATCAAGGAAGAGTGGGAGGAGGCTCACAGTGGCTCATCCTCTGCAGGAATTCTTGAAAAAGCAGAGACTGCTGACTGATGCCGTTGTCATCCTGACTCGTAAGACCGGCGAGGGTATGGCCTACGAGATCGACACGATCGAGAAGCTGGGAGCCCTTAGCACTGTCCAGAAGTACACGATCGTCAACACCCGCTCAGCAATTATGGGCAAGATTGAAGATCATTTCGATCTTGTCGAAGCAGAGATCGAAGACGCAAAGCCGCCGATGGGTGAACTAGCTGCCGAGATCGTCACTGAGTATGCCGTAGATGCGATCAGTGAAGCTGTCGGTCCGAAGTCATTGCTCCCTGCTGGTAAGAGACTCTCGGCTCAGACGCTGGGCAAGATCGAACAGCAGATGATCAGTGGTGGCAGACCACTCGCTATCGATGCTGCAATGGCTCGGATACAAGGCAAGTCGTACAGGCCGCTGTCGACACGGGTCTACCGGACGCAACAGCTTGTCAAGGGACAAGTCAACCGCATGATCAATCAGCATCTTGCGCGCGGGTCGTCCGGCCGCGAGCTAGCTCGGGATATCCGGCAGTTCGTCAAGCCGAGTGCGCCGGGAGGTCTTCGAGGCGCGAGCTTGCGGCTCGGCCGTACCGAGCTGAACAACGCGTTTCACGCGGTCTCAATTGATCAAGCACAAAAGAACCCGTACGTGACCGGCATGGTTTGGCACCTCTCCGGGAGCCATCCACGCCCCGACGCTTGCAACGACTACGAAGAGCAGTTCTTCAGGCCCTACGAGGTACCGAACAAGCCACATCCCAATTGCTTCTGCTACGTGACCCCGGAAACGATCAGTTCTCAAGGGATTCGTGATCAACATCTAAGTGGCGAGTTGATCAGTTCGGACAAGGTCTATGAGCCGCTCACTCGTGACCAGCTTTCCGATCCGGACACCCCGCGCACCCGGGCAGTGTCAACTGCCGAGTTCAACAGGCTAGCGGCTGCCGGTGAAAAACGGTTGGCCACCTTCAGCGCTCACGCCTCCCCTCCAGTTGGCTTAGATAGGCACTGGAACGCTGTCAAGGAAGAGGCGTGGACCGGAGTGCAGAAAGAGTGGGGCGGGGTCACCATCGACGCTCACACCGGTAAGAACGTGACCGGCGAGCCCAACAGATACGCGCTGACTGTGCGCCCGCCTGGCGTCCACTCGGTTACCGTGCCGGTAGGTGCCGACCGAGCCACCTTCGACACGGCGATGGAGGATGCTCGACGGCGGTTTGATCCGATGCTGCGCAATGAGAATTACCACCTAGGCGTGTTCCGTGACGACGCGATCTCTCGGATCGACATTGATCCGGTGTTGGTGCTGGACAAACACGCCGATGTGGAAAGCATCGGCGCATACACTCATGCTGAGGGTGGCGCGTACAACTTCGCAGACGGGCTGGGCTACTGGCCTCCTCACGTAGACAAAGGACTTGATCATGCCGGAGGAAAAGAAGGATCAACCGTACAAGGGCTTGGGCGAGTGGTACGCACAGGGAATGACAGCCGAGGCCCGCCGTAGGGTCCCCGGCGCTCCGCCATCGAAGCAGCCACCCGAACCCAAGATCAAAAAGCCCTGATTCTTCAAGATCAACATTAGACCGCCTACTGGGCGGTCTTTTGTTTTTGATCAGTTATAGTGCGAGCACCATGAACGGTGAATTTGTCAACGCGTTCAACCTGCTGCTGGAGCGGCTAGATGAGTTGATCATCCAGCTAAAACGGATCGCTGACGCGTTAGAGAAGGATAATTGATCAAGAAATTCACTTGATCATGGCCTCTTGCCGTTATAGTGATCGGCGTCTACCTGATCAGCAACGACCGGAGGTCAACTCATGGGGCGGAGCCTCGCTGAACTGGCTGTTCAAGCACGCACTCCACTGTTCATGATCAACGGAAAGCCTGTCTATCCAATCATGGGCGGAGCTGAAGACGGAGAGGGCGAGCAAGAGGAAAAGCCGGGTAGCGAATCGTCTGAGAATGATGATCATTCCAATGGCGATGACAAGACCAAAGATCCCCGGATCAAAGAGCTGAGCGACGAGAACGCTCGGCGGCGCAACGAAGCTAAGCGGCTAGCTGAAGAGCTGGAAGCCGCGCAGGCGAAGCTCAAGCAGCACGAAGACGCGGACAAGTCAGAGACTGAGAAGCTGAGTACTCAGGTAGCTGAGCTGAAGGATCAGGTCGAGCAATTGATCAAGGTCAACCAAGAGTTGTCGATCAAGAACGCGTTCCTCTCCGACAAAAAGCATGCGTGGCGCAATCCGGATTCCGCGATGAAACTACTTGATCTCAGCGAGGTCGAGATAGCGAAGGACGGAACGATCACTGGTCTTGACAAAGCGATCAAGAAACTCGCTGACTCCGACTCCTATCTGCTGGAAACCAAGGACGAAGACACCGGTCTACCCAAGCAACCAAGCGGCGACCGAACACAACAGACCCCACCGGCTGCAGGAACGAAAAAGCGGGAGGACTTGATCAAGAGGTTCCCAGCGCTCCAGCGCTGACCAAGATCAAGAAATCTAGAGAAAGGGCTATGTCGTGGCTGCACGCTATGACAAGTACGACCCGATCTCTGGCGGATTTCGAGCCCCGCTCAACGCTGACTGGCTAGACGCTGATGTTGGCATTCCCTTTGGGGTCGGACTGAACGCCAGTGGACGAGTCGTCAAGGGAGCCGGAACTACCGGTATCCGAGGAGTACTCGTAGTCGACGCCAAGGGCAAGAAAGCTGGCGACATTGTCGATTGCATGACTCAGGGCGAGATCGTAGACGTAACGTCTCCGACCCTGGTCGCGGGAATGAAGTACGGCGGAGTCAACGCTTCCGGCGTGATCGGCGCGGCCGGTGCAGGTGCTGGAGGCGAAGTCGGATTCACCGTCGAAGCCACACGCTTGATCGTCCGAGTGAGCGGGGTAGTGACGACATGATCACTTCACGCAATCCATTTGAGCTTTCGATCTATGTCGATCCGAAGGCATTCGTTCGCACCAAGCGCACTGTTGATCTTCACAAGCTCGGTCTGATCCCGCAGATCGCTGGCGGTGCATACGGCTACAACGCGGCTGCTGACATCCTCGGCCAGACCGCTGATGGCAAGGATCTCAATGAGATCTGGGCGGACTATCAAGAGTCACTCCGGATTCAGAACGAAGCCCGGCAACGCTTGATCGAATTGCTCACATTCCAGGTGACCAACATCATCGAGGATGTGCCGCAGTTCGGTGGCGGTGACTTCGAAGAGATGTCTGAGTACGGCGTTCCGAAGTCGATCAGGCCGACCGGTAGCTTGCTGCAGCTCGGCTACACCTTCAAGTGGTACGACTTGGCAGCTCGGTTTACGTGGCTGTTCCTGGCCGATGCCAGCGCCTCTCAGGTTGATGCTGTGCATCAGGCCGCGCTCGATGCCGATAACCGGCTCGTGTTCTTGGAGGTCATGCGGACGCTGTTCCGGAACACCAACCGGACCGCGAACATCAAGCAGCAGAACTACAACGTCTATTGCTTCTGGAACGCGGACGGCAATGCGCCTCCCGACTACAAGACCAACACGTTCAACGGGTCGCATACGCACTACCGCAACTCGGGAGCGGCGAACATTGACTCAGGTGATCTTGAGGAGATGATCGATGATCTCAAGTCGCATGGCTACTCGGCCGAAAACGGAACTGATCTTTTCTTCCTGACCAATGAAGCTCAGGCGAACGTGATCAGGACGTTCCGGCAAGGTCAGGCCAACAACAACGGCGCGGTAGCTCGGTGGGACTTCATCCCTGCTGCCAATCAGCCTGCGTTCATTGTGCCTACCACGATGGCCGTTGTCGGCGGGCAGGTCTCGGCGAACTATCGCGGCATGAATGTGGTCGGCTCGTACGGCCCGGCGATCATCGTTGAAGAGTCCTACATCCCGGCCGGTTACGTCGTGCTGCTGGGCTCTGGTGGAGACGCCAACCTCAACAACCCGATCGGATTCAGGGAGCACGCGAATGCGGCGCTTCGTGGCCTGCGGCTCGTGCAAGACAAGCAGTCGGATTACCCCTTGATCGACTCGTACTACGTGCGAGGCTTCGGGACCGGTATCCGGCAGCGTGGCGCGGGCATGGTCATGAAGATCAGTGCCAGCGCTTACTCAGTGCCGACTCAGTACGCATAGGAGTTGATCACATGAGCAAGCCACTTGATCTCACCAAGCCTCTTGATCAAGAGACCATCGATTACCTCCTGACGAAGTGGCCGGTCGAGAAGGTCGAATATTGGGTTGCGCTGGCTAGCGGATCTGAGTTCGGCGAGGAGCCTCCGGAAGATGTCGAGTACGACGAGATGACCGTGCCCGAGCTTCAAGATCGTTTGAGGGCTCGTGATCTTCCGGTCTCAGGCAACAAGCAAGAGCTGGTCGATCGGCTCGAAGAGGCTGACGGTACGTAGGGAAACCTGCGAAAGGTGAGGGGCCGGTGTGGTCTGCCGACTGTAAAGGGCACTGGCCCCCTCATCAAGATCATTGAGGAGGCGTGATGGCTACTGCCGAAGACATTTCAGTGGTCCGCGTCAACACCAATGAACCTACTGAAGATCATTACTCTGATGAGCTACTCAGCAATCTCATCGACTCCTACGAGGGAGACCTAAACTCAGCATCTGCGGCTGTTTGGCGGACCAAGGCAGGTCGATACGCCGATCTTGCTGAC